CGGGTTTGCAGGGTCTCGATGAAGAGATGGTCCAGGGCGATCTGGGCGAGCAGCTGGTCCCGTTGCTGGGCGGCTTTGGTGGCGGTCTTGCTGGCGGTTTTGCGCATGGCGGTTCTCCTTGGTGTGGGTTGTTTCGATGTCTGTATGAACGCGCTTGTCGTCAGAGAAGCCAAGCGCCGGTTCGATCTTTCTGCGCCTGGCTGGCCCGTCAAGTTCGGCTGGCCTTGAGCACCTGAATGCCGGCGTGCGCCAGGCTCAGGGCCGCGCTCTGGAAGGCCACATGCGCCACCGTCGGCGCCTCGCGCGCATCGGTGAGCAGTTCATCCAGCACTGGTCCGACCTGGGCGCGCATCGCGGCGCAGGCGGCATCCATCTGCGCGGTCGTGGCCTGGCGCACTTCCGGGTAGAGGCGCACCAGCAAGGTCAGGGCGGCTTCACCGAGTTTGTGGCCGAGGGTGTCGAGGGATTGGGTGGCGTGGGTGTTCACGATGGTCTCCAGGGGGTGGTCAGGCGGCGATGTGGCGCTTGGCCAGGTCGATCTCGGCAGGCAGCCACAGCGTGGCGATTTCTTCCTCCAGGGCTTGGCGCCGACGCTCGGCGATCTGCTGCAGGGCGTCGATCTGGGCGAGCAAGGCGAGGAGGTCGTCGCGCTGGCGCAGGATGGGCGTGCCCACTTCGGGCAGCTGCTCGATCCAGTTCAGGCGGGCGGTGTGGGCGGTGTTCATGGTGTGCTCCGTGGGCGTTGATGACGTCCGTATGAACGCGCTGTTGCCGATTGAAGCCAAGCGCCTTCGCCTCAATCGGCCGGAAAAAAGCCGATGTAGCGGAACTGGCTGCGCGTGCCATGACCGTTGCCGCGCATGCCGGAGTAGCCGATGTCGGTGATGTCCCGGGTGCTGTAGCGGTGACCTGGCGCCTGCGCCTTCAGCCAGAGGTGACCGCTGTGCGTCTTCTGGCCCTGCGTGGTGCGCAAGGCGATGCCATAGACGATCAGATACGTGTCCTGCGCCCCGACAAAGAGGCTGGCCTCGACCTCACGTTCTTCGCGGTTGAGGGTTAGCGGGATGCGGGTGGTTTCCATGGCGTTCGTTCCTGGCGGTGATGGATGACGTCTGTATGAACGCGCTGTTGCCGCCACCAGCCAAGCGTCTTCACCATCATTTTTGAATCGGAGTGACCCGTGTTCGACACTGCTGAATCGGCGGCGGCGTGGGTCGTGCAGTCCGCCTGGAAACGAGGGCTCGCGCCGGACCCCGTCCTCACCGTCGATGACTGGGCCAACCGCCACCGGATGCTCTCGTCGGTGGCTTCCGCCGAGCCAGGACGCTGGTCATCCACCCGCACGCCGTACCTGGCCGAGATCATGGCGGCCTTGTCGGTGACCTCGCGCGCCGAGCGGGTGGTGCTGATGAAAGGGGCTCAGTTAGGGGGCACAGAAGCGGGACTGAACTGGCTGGGCTACGTCATCCACCACGCGCCGGGGCCAATGCTGCTGGTGCAACCCACGGTGGAAGGCGCCAAGCGCGTCTCCAAGCAACGGGTCGATGCGCTGATCGAAGCCAGCCCTGAACTCGCCAGCCGCGTCAAAGACCCACGAAGCCGGGATTCGGGCAACACCCAGCTGATGAAAGAGTTTCCGGGTGGCGTGCTGATCATGACCGGCGCCAACTCGGCGGTGGGCTTGCGCTCGATGCCGGTGCGCTACCTGTTTCTGGATGAGGTCGACGGCTATCCAGGGGATGCCGATGGCGAGGGCGATCCGGTGGCGCTTGCCGTGCAACGGGCGGCGACCTTCGTCAATCGCAAGGTGTATCTGTGCTCGACCCCGACGCTGAAAGGTTTCTCGCGCATCGAGGCGGCCTACCTGGAATCGGATCAGCGGGTGTTCGAGGTGCCCTGCGATCACTGTGGTGTTCGCAGCCAGATCCAGTGGCGCGACATCAAGTGGCCGACCGGCAAGATGGCGGACGCCGCCTGGCACTGCCCGGCCTGCGACGGCATCCATCCCGAGTACCGCAAGCCGGCACTGCTGGCCAACGGTCGCTGGACGTCACGAGCTGAGGGTGATGGCAAGACAGTGGGCTTCCACCTCTCCAGCCTGTACAGCCCGTGGCTGACCTGGGGCGAGATCGCCCAAGAGCATCACGCCGCCAAGGACGACCCGGTGCGGCTCAAGGTCTGGGTCAACACCAAATTGGCCGAGACCTGGGAAGACCGGGAGGGGGAGACCTTGGACGCTGAAGGCCTGATGGAACGTCGTGAAGCCTACGGGCCTGCGATTCCGGCCGAGGTGGCACTGCTGACCTGCGGTATCGATGTGCAGGACGACCGGCTGGAGTTGGAAGTGGTGGGCTGGGGCCGGGACGAAGAGTCCTGGTCGGTGGACTACAAGGTGCTCTGGGGTGACCCGTCCGCGCCGGACACCTGGTCGCAACTGGATGCCTACCTCGGTAACCGTTTCGAGCACGAGACCCTGGCCAACGGTCTGACCATCGAAGCTGCTTGCCTCGACACCGGCGGTCACCACACCCTGGCGGCCTATGCCTTCTGCAAGGGCCGGGAGCGCAAACGCATCTGGGCGATCAAGGGCGGCTCGGGCAAACGGCCGATCTGGCCCAAGCGTCCGAGCAAGGCCAACAAGGGCAAGGTCAATCTGTTCACGGTGGGCGTGGATGCCGCCAAGGAAGCCATCTACGCCCGGCTGAAGAAGTCAGACGCCGGGGCTGGTGCGATGCATTTCCCGCTGGATCGGGATGCGCAGTATTTCGAGCAGCTGACCGCTGAGCGCATTCGCACCCGTTACGTGAAGGGCTTCCCGCAGCGCTTCTGGTGGAAACCGGATGGCCGGCGCAACGAAGCGCTCGATTGTCGGGTGTACGCCTATTCGGCATTGCACGGCCTGCTGTCGATGGGGCTGAACCTGAACAAGCGGGTCGAGGCGCTGCCGCCGGTGCCCGTCAATCGCAAGTCTGCCAGCAACGCCACGCCCGTGACTGTGCCAATGACCGCCAGCCCGCGCCGTCGGCGCATGGCCATTTCTTCCAACTACCTCTGATACCGCCAGCCTCCCGCTGGCCGGGAGTGCTGTCCATGACCCTCGAACAACTCAAGGCCCAGCGGGAAGCCCTGCAGGCCGCGCGCTTCAATGGCGTGCTCACCGTGAAGGCCGGCGACAAGTGGGTGACCTACAAGTCGGACGCCGAACTGCAGTCGGCCCTGGGAGACCTGGATCGTGAGATCGCCAAGGCAGAAGGCCGCCCGCGCGCCAGGCGCATCCGCACCTATGCAGGAAAGGGGCTGTGATGGGGATGCTCAAGAACCTGCGCCAGAAACTTGGCAGAAGGGTCGGCGCCATGATCGGTGGCTTTGAGGGCGGATTGTCCGCCCGCCGCCTTAAGGCTTTTCAACCCAGCCGTGCCCACGTCAACACGCTGATCCAGGCGGCTGGCGCCGACATGACCGCGCGTGCCCGCTACCTGATCCGCAACAACGGCTACGCCGCCAACGCGGTCGAGTCTTGGGCGGGCAATGCAGTGGGCACCGGCATCAAGCCCTCCTCGGGCATTGTCGATGCAGTGCTCAAGGACCGGGTGCAACGGCTGTGGCTGCGCTGGACCGATGAATCCGATGCCGAGGGGCTGACGGATTTCTACGGCCAGCAGCGTCGGGCCGCCCGGGAGCTGTTCATCGCCGGGGAGGTGTTTTTTCGGATTCGACCGCGTCGGCCCGAAGATGGGCTGTCCGTGCCGCTGCAGTTGCAGATGCTCCCGGCCGAGATGCTGCCCTTGAACCACAACCAGTTGCTGGAGAACGGTCATCGCATCCGTCAGGGCATTGAGTTCGACCGGATCGGTCGGCGCGTGGCCTACCACTTCCTGCGCCGCCACCCGGGCGACATCACCGATCCGGGGCTGGCCGGGGAGACGGTACGGGTGCCGGCCGAATCGGTGCTGCACATCGTCGATCCGGTGGACGCTGGACAACTCCGAGGCGTCTCACGCTTCTCGCCAGCGCTGGTGAAACTCTTTTTGCTCGACCAGTACGACGATGCCGAACTCGACCGAAAGAAGGTCGCGGCGATGTTCGTCGGCTTTGTGCGCCGGCCCGAGCGCGACTTCGACAACGGTGGCGAGACCGATGACCGGGGCGAGCCGCTGCTGCCGCTCGAACCCGGGCAACTCCAGATCCTGGACGACGGCGAGGACATCACCTTCTCGACCCCGGCCGATGTCGGCGGCAACTACGAGAGCTTCCAGTACCGCACGCTCTTGCAGGTGGCGGCTGCCTTGGGTCTGCCCTACGCCAACCTGTCGGCCGATATGTTGAAAGCCAACTACTCGAACACCCGCGCGGCGCTCTTGGAGTTTCGCCGCCGCATCGAAGCCTTCCAACACTCGGTGCTGGTGTTTCAGCTGTGCCGGGCGGTGTGGTCGCGCTGGATGAACACGGCGGTGCTCTCGGGGGCGTTGGACCTGCCGAACTACGAGCAACGCCGCGCCGACTACCTGGACTGCAGCTGGCTGCCGCCCCGCTGGGACTGGGTCGATCCCTTGAAAGACATCCGCGCCGAGATCAATGCCATCGAGGCCGGGCTCAAGTCGCGCACCCAGGCGATTGCCGAACGGGGCTTTGATGCTGCCATGGTGGATGCTGAGATCGCAGGCGACCACCGGCGCGAGGACAGCCTGGGGCTGCGTTTCGGGCGTGAGCCTGCACCGGTCCCGGCACCGGTCCCGGCACCGACTCCTGCGCAGGCGCCACCGCCAGCCCCCTCGAACTGAGGAATTCCCATGACCGATTTGCCTTACCTGGCGTCCCGCCTGTACGGGACGCCGCTCCTCATTGCGCGCCCCAAACTCGAAGTCATCCTCGGGGTGGTGGCCCGAAAGCTCGCGGGTGACACCCTGGCCACGCCACCCCCGGCCAACGTCGATGCCGGCATGAGCGGTGGCCTCCAAGTTCAGGAGGGCATCGCCGTCCTCCCGATCCTTGGCACCCTGGTACGACGCGCTTCGTATATCGGTGCCGCCAGTGGCCTCACCAGCTACCACGACATCGAGGCCATGGCTGAAGCAGCCTTTGCCGACCCAGAGGTCCGCGCTGTGCTGCTCGAGATCGACTCCAGCGGCGGCGAGGCGGGTGGCGTGTTCGATCTGGCGCAGCATCTGCGCCAGCTGGCTCAGACATCCGGCAAACCCCTGTGGGCGATTGCCGACGAGGCAGCACTCTCGGCGGCCTACGCCATTGCTGCTGCGGCTGACCGCCTCTGGCTCACCCGCACTGCCGAGGTGGGCTCGATTGGCGTGGTGGCGGTGCACGTCGATGAGTCGGTCGCCGATGCCAAAGCCGGTCTGAACTACACCTTCCTGCACGCCGGCGCCCACAAGGTCGATGGTCATCCGCACGCACCGCTGCCGGCACTAGTCGCCGCCGACATCCAGACCGATATCGAGCAACTGCACGACCAGTTCATCGCGCTGGTCGCCGGGTTTCGGCGCCTGACTCCCGAGGCCATCCGCAACACCGAAGCCCGTGTCTATCGCGGTGAGGCAGCCATCCAGATGGGCCTGGCCGATCAGATCGGCACCCGCACCGAGGCAATCACGGCCCTGCAACGCCAGCTGGCGATGTCTGCCGGCCGAAGTCTGCGCAACAAGGCTGCTGCGCTGTCGGCATCCCGTACTACTTCTACCCCACAGCAGATCTCCATGAATGACCAAAGCACTGTCTCGCCGGGGGACACCCAAGAGAACGCCACTGCGACCAC